AGCACTGGATCTGATCCAATATTCAATCCTCCTGTAAAAGGCCCCAATCTTAAAATCTCAGTAGGCATTCCTTCTCCTTACTGATCGTATTCCAATACTGTAATAGTGGGATAAGTAGCCGTAGCTTCTGTAGTTTCTCGGGTCTGTAGTAGACTCATATCAGATTGAAAATCTACTTTATACATTTGTGCAGGCTCATGATCTTCATCCAAAAGACTAGCCTGCCACATGCAATACTTTAAAAGGGTATTGTGGTAAATAAGAGGCAGCGAGATTGTATCTGAAAGCCCCGTTACATCTGTAGGCTTTTGATTATATAAAACTTTGATACCATTAGTAAAAGACTCACTTGGTGTAGGAAATAAAAGAGCCTTACCTTCATACATAGTAAAGAATGCAGGATTTCCTGCTGTATAAGCAGTACCATCCCAACCATCAATCGAGTTATCAAATTCTTGCATATTTTTATATCTTAAAGCACTATAGCTCAACATTGCTGAAAATTTGTAACGTAGTGATCTAAGAATCATTAAATCAGTAGGTAGAGTATAAGAAGATTGATTAGCTACAATATTGATAAAGGCTGTCTTTTGTAAGGCACCATCATTATGTTTGATAATCTCTACTTGACCGTCATTAATCCAACGTTTAATATCATCATCATTTACCTGAACAGCAGCTTCATCGCCAAAGATACGTCTAACTCTAGTAACAATATCACTGACGATCATGTTAGATGTTTCCTAACAGAACCTAAGTCTCTAAACTCATCATCACGTACACGACCTTCATGAATCCAGCGACTCTTAGTATTCTTAATAACAAAAGCACTAAAATCTTTCATAGCTTCTCTTTCATCAATTTCTTCTTTAAGTTTCAAAGCTTCAACAGCTTTATTGTGAGCATCCATTCTTTGAAGCACATTACCATGTCTACTATCAGAACTCCATAATCTAGCAAGAATGTCAGCAGGATTAGACAAAGAATCTGCATATAAAACAATTTTTTTATTTCTATCATCTACAATACGAAAAACTTTAGATTTATCTGTTAAATTCTGCTGTTCCGCCACAGGGACCATTTCAAGAAACAAATACTGATCATAATCATTTATGATCTCCGCCAAGCGTTGAAACTCAGCGGAGACCCATTCGTCAATTTCTGACATTTACTTCTTAGCTCTTCCAGTATCATCTAAGGGTGATTCATCAGCATATACAGCCTGAGAAATAACACGAGATGTTGTTGCGTTTTCAGTACCTCCCTTAAGTGCTCTATTATAGTTATCCTTTGCTACATCAGGATGCAGATGAGTTCCGCTGGGAATCTGCTTAGCACCAGAATCCCTATAAACCTCTACATTAGGATTCTCATCTACTGCATCTGGAATCTCACTGTTGATATTATACCTTGCAGCAGACTCTTCCGGAGTCTCAGATGCTAACTCGGCAGGAGTCTTATTAAGCATATCAGACAACGAGGGAGATTCTGACTTTTTAGGAGTTGGAGTCATTACAAGCCCTTCTGTTGTAAATAAAGAACAGGGTGGTCGCAATTTCTACAACTACGACCACACCCATTCTCACCTGTCGTGCGTTTCCTTATTACTACACATACATCCATCAACAGGATTCCAAGAATAGCAAATAGAAGACACGCCTGCTTTGTGCTTACAAGGATGATTAAAAAAGCCTTCTTGTTCACAACCGCAACGATCTGGATTATGCCAATAAGGAACGGACTTTCTACATTCGTCACAAACTAGATAAGGATTAGCGAACCCCACAAGTACATGAGTTCTAGTATGCGTCCTGGTAATAGCCATTTAGTGATTAATCTTTTCCGCATAAATAGTAACAGCAGCAGTATCTGAAGCCCCTGTGGCTAATCTTAACGCAACATTAATACCCGATGTATAATTAGTAATATCTACAACAAATGGTCCAAAACTAACAGTATCACCAGCCCCTCCTGCTATAACAAGAGCAGGAGTCATGGGACTTGTAAATTTCAAACCATCTGCAAGACTATGTCTTCCATGCCCCCATACCTTATATCTACCAGGTCCAGGGGCATTTATAAGAGCAACAAGTGTATCTGCAGCTTGACTATTCCCTAAAACTCCTGATGCAAATAGAGTAATATCTTGACGCATAATTATGCCTCAGTAATGCTAGTCATAAGTCCGTGAGAATTACGACGGTGAGTACCAAGCTGGCAGTACTTGAAAAGACGAGCACGATATGCATCATACTCACCTGAAGAATCAATAAGACGCTGCCAATTAGATCCATCACGATTCATGAAAGACCAATCACCAGCCTGATAAAGTTTAATTTCCTTTTCATTCATAAAGTAAAGACGACCAGGCTGGCAATCAAAATCAGCAACAATCGGAATCTCACCATAGTCCGTAGTAAAAGCAATACCTTTGAAACCACCGGTAAATTCAGTAGTATTTACATAACGTCGCTGCTGTTCAAGAAGATTAGCATAAGCACGACGAACACCTAAAGAACAAAAACCAACAGTAGTAGTACCACCACGAGTACGAATCTTATCAACAAGATTAATCATTCGACCTTCGGAAATAGCACCTGCGGTCGAATCCATATTACCAGTCCACACAGAATGCGTAATATTATAAAGAGCACCGCCACCAGTACCAAGAGCATTAGTATCGGTAATACCAGCAACCATCTGCTGAAAACCGACAGTTTCTTTACCCCTAGAACCGGTACGTGTAATAAAGTCACCAACTGCTACTGCGGTAACAGATGTTCCAAATGTAATAGTATAAACACCAGCAGATTCAGTAATGTCAGTAATTTCAACATTAGCATTATTTAAAACAGGCGTAGTGTTGGTATCAGTAGCATCATAGACATCAACAAACATACCAATTTCAGCATACATAATTGCGTTAGCAGCAGTAACTAAAGTAGTCGTGGTACCAGAGGCTGCAACTGCCAAAATACCAGTAGTAGTACCGTAAGTTTGGCGGTTAGTGTCTTTCTTAAGACCCTCCCGCATTCCTTCCATTTCCTGATCTAAAACACTCGCAAAAGCCTGAGCATTACTCTCAGCTAATTCAAAAGTCTGACCAGAAAGCTGAATAGCACCATAAAGATAAGCAAGCTTCAACTGCGAAGAACGGTAATCCTGAGTCTTCGGATTAGGAAGTGCTTCCATTTCATTACGAGCACCAATACCATGATTACGCTTAACTCGCACAGCAAACCGAACATACTTACCACCGATAGCGTCAGATTCAACACCTTCGGAAGTCTTCTGAATACGAGAAAGAGTAACAATCTGAGACTGAAGCTGATCCCTAACCCGAGGCTCATACACCTCTTTAAGAATGTTATCAGCAGTTGTCATCGTGGTAGTAATAGCTACTGCCCTCCAAATAAAAGTACTTACAGATAAAAATTATAAATTAAACGATGGCAACTGCGTTGAGGATATACCTCAATAGTACTTATGGCTTCTTCTGCTCTAGCATTGCATGTTGCATCATCTGAGCAACTAGATTCTTAGTACCCATATTATCCAACTGCGTAACATCCAACTTACGTTGGGGAACTACTCCCCCACCACCAATAACCATCGGAGAAGGACGTGTCTTCCGAAGTTCAGAAATTTTATTAGCATATTCTTGAAAAGCTTGTTCGGCAGTCATTTCCTTATGTACCATGCGCATAAGAATTTCTTCTTCATCAAAATCACCGTATTTACTTCTTAAACTACTCAACTCTTTTTCAAGTGCAGCTTCTTGCTCCGCAAGTTGCTGTTCCTGAGTAGTCTGATGACGCTGTGCCAATGCAATTTGAGCAAGAGTATCAATTTGCTGCTGCATTGTCTGGATACGAGGATCTTCCTCCATTTCTTTTTCCAAAGTCTTTACAGCAGCTTTTGCTTCCTGTGGCGTAAGTCCTAAATGCTGTCCAATAGCATCATAAATTTCACGAGGCTTATTTTCAATAAGGGAAAAAACACCAAGAGCAGTGCTGATATGATCAGGAGTAATTCCAGACCTATGAAAGTCTTCGTAACTCTTGAGAGGTTCGTAAGCAGAAATACGCTCTTTAATCCTAGGAGCTAATTCAGCTCGTTTATCTTCGGGAAGTGCACCGACAATATCGTTCCACTCTGATCCTAAACCATCAAAAAGTGGCATATCTCCCGGAGGAGTGGGCTGTCCCATTTATTTTCCTGCCTTCAACTTCTGTAGCCTACGCCGAATAGCCATTTTCTTTTTATCTTCAGCACTCATATCTGTAATAGACTGTTGTTTAGGAGTTATACTTCTATAATCATTAGTCTCAGATTCTCGATCATCAGGAGTACTATCGTTATTTTTGTAATAATCAGTATATCCTATTGCTCGACCTTTACCATAGGCCATTATAGAGAACCTGGATCATCAGAAATTCGTAACTGATAGTCTTTATCATTCTCAGTCAACCTAGCAACGTAAGCAGCAGAAAAACCTAATTCAACAAGTCGTCGATCTTTTTCACCAGTACTGTACACATTAGAGTATCCAACCAGTTTCATAGTATCTCCAGAAACTGGAGCCACAGCTGCAGCAGGAGTAAATGTAACCGTTGTACTTCCTGCAACAGCAACAGCCGTAACTCTAAAAACTGTTTCTTCTTTTAAAGTTCCAGTAGTTACGTTAAAGAGTTTAAATTCTTCTCCGATACGTACAACATTTGTAGGAGTTGCAGGAGCAGCATTAGCACCCACAATTGTAGTAGTTGTACCTGTAGCATTTGCAGTAAAAATTACTGGTCCAGCAACTACACGAGATTCAAAATCATCTCTAAATTTACGTCGTTTATCTACATATCCAGCAGGCATAACACTGCCGATTTGATGTGTCACTACATCATTCCTTCCTGTGAGGACTCTCCTTCTAATTCAGGCATAGGTACCGGACCTGTACTTCCTCCCTCTCCTTCTTCCATTTCATCCATAGCTGCTTCTTCATCTTCAGGAGCAGGAGCATTAGGATTACTAGGATCTAAACCAGTCAAGGGATGTACCATCATTCCGGCTAAGGCTTCTTGATGCTGTCTAACATGTTCTTCAAAAAGTGCTTTTGTTGTTGGTGAGGCATTTTCAAAACTCTGACTCTTCCGATAATTATTGTGTACTTCAATATGTAACTGATGATTATCATAAGTATGGACAGGAATGAGCAGAGGGGGTTCTAGGTTCAGACCAGAATCGATATCCTTTTTAATTTCAGAAGGTTGACTATTTATCCACATTTCTGTATGTTCTTTAACATCCTGATCTGTAATGACTCGCATCTTAAGATTTTCACGTTGTGCCTGTCGTTTATCGATTTGAATTTCTTCATAAAGTCTATTAAGTCCACCAACCTCCATAAGTTCAAGACCCTTATCTGGAGGAATGAAGCCCATCTTCATAAGATCCATAATAAATGCTTGTTTAGCTGCTCTAGAAGTAGGTAGTGCACTTCCAGATTCAACTCTAATATCAGCGTTACCTCTCAGATCTGCACCTTTAAATGTTTGAACATCAAAAGTACCTTCAATACCCACAATTTTAATTGTTCGAGGCTCATCCCAATACATCTTAACATAGTTAAGAGATTGTCCTGCAACTTTTTCGATAGCCTCTTCAATTGAAGTATAGTGATTGGCAATAAGACTTTCATCTTGTTCTTGCAAAAAGCTAATAGCAGTAGCAGCTGTTACTCCCGGAGGAGTACTGCCATTACTAACTTCATGCTGCCCACTTAAATCTGAAATATCTGTATATAAACGGTCAATCTCTTGTGTAACATAACTAGGAATATTCTGTAAAGGCAGCGGCTGTGGCGGATCAAATCCAAGAGCATATTGAATAACTTGACCTGGTTCGGTTGTAATAGCTCTAGGTTCAACAGCACCTTTTTGAGCCACTAACTGTGGCTTACTCATTCTATTCTTTGATTCAATTAATTGACTACGTGATCGATTAAGTTCCTTTTGTAACGGGATCAAGTCTTCAATAATAGATGCAGTATAAAATTTTCCTGTAGGAATAGAATCTAGTTTAGCAATAGGATACTGCCCATGATCGTAAGGCCAGCTATCCATACCTTGTACTAATTTATTAGCAGCAACAGTAAACATACCACCATTAGGTAATTCAGGAAGATAACCTGGCTTAACCCAAATTTCAAGAATAATAGATTGATCTTTTTTACTGTTATTGCGACTAACACCCATTACAGTCTGCAAACCTTCATCTACAGACTCTAATTTATTACTATCTCCATCAATTCCTAAATTCTGTCTAATCCACGAATTATTTCTAACTTGTGCATGAATAATATAAGGTTGATCTTCAATCTCAGAACACATTAAATCTGGAACAAAAATGTGAAAAGGAGTCACACTATGAATGCAGATATCTCCAGGCATATCTGAATCTGGATCAATCTTGGTAGAATCCCAGTATGTTTTAATAAATCCCGTACCTGCTACTGCTTGCCAAAAAACCGCATCTCTTAGTGTTTTATTAAATTTCAATCTTCGCCACAGGGAATCCCAAATCTGCTCTCCTGCTTGCGCGGCAAATACATCGGCATCTTCGGTTGAAGAGGGCACTACAAATGCATTGGGCTTCTGAGCTGTCAAACGAGCAATTTCTTTACGGATGGTTCGACGAATTTGATTGATTACAATTCTAACTTTATAATAAGGAGCATTGGGAACATAAAGATCAAAAGGTCCACCACTTTGAGTCTGTCTAAATTGCACATACTGATTACCAGACAAGAAAGCATAATTTAAATACCATTGCCGTTCCTGCATGGTTCTATCATTTTGACACTGATGAAACCATTGCATTCCGATAGCAGCTAATCTTTCACGCTGCTTATCCGCATCTCTACTTTCTTCTGTAAAGAACCCTGTACTAGTCAAACCCATAGGATTGTCAGGATATGTCATTGTAACCCTGCACTAAAACCAAAATCAGTCATAGAATACTGTTTAATCTCTTCATCAGTCAATACGCGTATATGATTAGGATTAGTATCTAATTTTTCAAGTCGTTCAGCTTCCGTTTCATCATCCCGAGAAATATATTCAGAATCAGGAATCGGATTCGAGGAGGCTTGCAAGGCTAGGAAGGTTTTCAGATCCGGAGCTTGAAGTCGGTTTAGTAGCTCGCTGATGTGTTTTTGTTGCTTCTCTGTTAACTCTAGTAGATCCTTCGTCATTGGGTTTTGTCGTGTCAGTGCCCACATCAGCGCTAGCACTAACGCCAGAATTACTCCTAAGAGAATATAAATTAGCATAATACTTTTCAAACTCCTCAAAGAGTCTTACCGTATTGTTGTGTAAATCTACCCCCTGCTCTCGCAGAATTTGAATTGAGATAATATCAGCTAGCGCATTCTGTAATTTGGTCTGTAATTCTTCAAATAATCCCATATTAAGAGCAATATCTTTTAAGCAAATGCCACAAATAAAAACGATTCCATACCAATCAACTTCTAAACCAAAATCAATATACTTTCGTCCATCATTCTTAGCTGATCCGCAGTTGGCGCATTTCCCAGGCTTTAAATCTGGAACAGCTAAAATGCGATATTTACTCATTCGTAACATCTCCAAATAATCAGGATCATACTCCGTTGGCAATCTGCCATACTTCTGGACAAACATGTCAAAGATACTAGTATCTTTCACGGAATTTCTCCAAAAGCTAAATCTGATCTATTTGATTGATAAAATCCTGCATCCACTTCCCAAGGGAAGTCTTTTCTATTAATTAATGTCTGACTTATACCCTGGGTGATTCCCTTATCTTCGGGACCCAGATAAGGCATTAAATTAAAGAAATAACCACATCCATCCATAGCATGGTCATTCTTCTTATTAGGTTCTTCTCTAACATTATTTCGATCAGCAATTTTTGGTGAATTGTAGATTTTAAAAGCATAACCTTTAGCTTCTTTAATAGTGTTGATACAATCCTCAGTTATATGCCACATATCATATTTTAAGTATTCATTCATTTTATTAATACGAGCAGTGACATCCTTCTTACCTTGCATAAGAGGAATGCCTAAACGCCTATACTCAGATAGAGCAGAAGTCCCAGTAATCGCATTTTTCTGACTCATTGAAGGATCACCAATATAGAGCTGTGGCTCTCTTCCAATCTCTGCATTAATCTGCTTGATTCTATTTACATGTTGACTAATAACCCATTTGTTTTTATAGTGTTCTCTAAAAGTAACTACTTGTTTCTTAGGCGATACTGCGTGCCAATTAATAGCAGTAGGAGCATTATATCCGTGATCAATAGACACATAAATAGTCCATGATTCTGGAATAAGATTACCTCTAGCAATAACGTGTCTTTTAATATCAAATTCCTTGAGTACCAATCCGCCCTTGGGTACAAAAATACCTTGACGACGGACTTTCTTTTCATCCTCGTCAAGGTCATCATCAAGTAACTCAAGAGCTATTTTATTCAGATGTGGATTATCTTTAATGTCAACTTCGAACATGTCAACATTCTTTGCTGCTGTTGCAATATACCTATCAAAAATCCAATCTTGACCTTCAACAGGAGTCATGGTCATGTACCAAACACCGTTGTAGTCAATTAGGCGCAAACGGCACTCGTTAAAAATTGCTTGGGGAGGCTCCTCGTCAAACCAGCACCAGTGTAATGGAACACCTGCAAAAGACTCAACTTCTTGTTGATGCGTCTTTAGTTCAATTGTAGAACCATTACGTAATGTTACTAACTTATCATTTCTGCTATAGCTATCTTCCCAAGATCCGTTCTTTAGTTCACTTGGAGGAATCCACTGCTTTAGTAAAGGAATAATAATCTGATTAATACCTGCTTCTCTATCAACAGTTACAATTCTACCTCTAGTAGGAACCTCATGTGTGTTTAAAAACGGATGTCTACCTGTAGCTCTCCAAACGCTTTCTACTGTACCGGCAACAGATTTCCCAGAACGGTTACCACCTCTAAGAATTCTGCCAACCTTAGTAGTTTTGTGAAAACTTTCATGTACGGAAGAATTAGGAATGTAACTAAGTACGTTGGGCTTCTTAGCAGCCACAGAGAGGGAACTTGCTAGTTGCTCAAGAAAATCATTCATTACTAAGTACCAAGACCTAGCGCTCTCAGTGCATCAATAACAGATTGCATTTGAGCTTGAGAATAAGTAGCATTAGCAGTTGTAGGAAAGGCAGGATTAATACCCTTTCCTATCTTCTTAGAATTTTTTCCATTATGATTATGATCGCCCGGACTACTCTGATTATGCTGAATACCCAATGTGTGATGTTGAGAAGTGACTGCACCATCAACATCAGAATTTGAATGAAATTTATTAACTTCAGCTGAAGAAGGTGTCGGCTGAGTCATTTAAGGAACTCTCTGTACTCGTGCATTCCAAGAAACGCCATCATTAATTGCCCACGTAATATATCCTGCGCTTCTTAATTCTCTGTTAGCTGAGCCTGAATTCATCCGAATCCCAAACTGTAGTTTATTTAATCCACGTAAATGAACAGTAAGAGGTAGCCTGCCTGCGTTTGAATCTGCATCAAATGTAGTTCCAGTACCTACGATAGGAGAAAAATCAAATCCACTACTTGCGCCCAATGTATTATTTACAGTAAAAGGAAGAGCTAACGTATAAATACCTGAACCTACATCAATGCCGGCGGTTCCATAGCGAAACTCACCCCACATATAGATCTGATCAAAAATCCTATAAAAGAAACCACGATTAAATCCTCCTGTACCTAATACAGGATTACCTGTGGTTCCTTCTAAAATAGGAGTAAAAGTCTGTAATGGATGTGACGTTAAACAAGGTCCAGCATATGCATCAATAGTATCACAATTTACTGCATTCTGTCCCGGGAAATCCTTTATAAAATTTGACCCGGAAGGTGTAATCAATGAGATAGTCATCATGCATCCGATGTAGGATAGATACAGTATCCAGATAATCTATCATTTTGAGCCACAGCGAAGGGAGTATTGTCTCTCCAGAAGTTACCATCATGCTTTCTGAAAACCAGCAAATTTGTACTTGGCTGATAAAGAACTACAAGATTAGAACTCGTTGCAACCGCATCGTTATCGTGTAAATAAGCCTTACCTACAGCCATGGTATCATTAATAGTTCCAAACTCAGTAGGCACTGTGGCAGGTACAGCTATTCGATATAAACCAGAACCTGCTGCAAATCCTGCACCACCTGTAAAAATTTGAAAGTAAGCTAACACCATTCTAGGAAAAAGTCTAATAAATTTACCTGATACACTACCTCCAGATCCTAAAGTAGGATTGGTAGTGTCTGCTGTCCAAGTAGGAGTCCAGGTATGAGTATTAGTATGTCTAAAAAGAGTATCTATTTTGTCACAGTTAACACCATTCTGCACTGCCCATCCATCTGATGGAGGTGTAACAACTGCTTTAATAGACTCATCTGTATCTGGCTTAATTAATCCTAAATTAGTTGTTGTTGTCGTTCCCAAATTGCACCTCCTTTAAATACTCTTCTACTTCTAGAGAAATCTGTTCTTCCCGACATAGAGGACAATATTTATTAGCATCTTTATGATATCCATCTACATGATCTGCTTTCAGGATCGTTATAATAAACGGCTCTTCTTCCATCATAACTTCTTATACAGAAAGTTAATAATAAACCTATCATCAGCAGCCACAGTGATAGGCATTGCATCTCTTACAAATCTAGACGTCTTAGCAGGTGATGTAAAAGCTTCTGTTAGCATTCTAGCATATGAAACTCCACCAAATGTAACACAGTCAATAGCCACAGAGCCAGATGTCGAGCTTGCACTTGCATCATATACAAATCCTTCACCAATAACAGAAAAAGATCCAGGCGTTGAGTTGAGTGCACTTCCAACACTGTGAAAACTGTTATCAACTAAAAAAGGAAGACTAATTCCGTATTCTCCTGTGCCTGCTGCAATTCCAGACCCAAAGAAAGTAACGATAGCACTTCCCATGATAACGCCCATATTATCAATGTATTCACCTAGGACAGATCCACCTGAACCGATATTAGGTTGAGTCCCCTGTGTGATAAAAGTAGGAGTATACGCAGTAACAACTTTGTTAGCTTCATCTTGGATAATAGTATTATTGTCACCTTGTAACTGTGTAAAGTTTACCCAATTCTCAGCAAGTTCAACATCAGTAGGTTTAGCTAGTGCTACATTAGAAGTAAAATTAACTACCATAATAATTGACCTTCTTTATATCCCCAAGGTCGTTCTCGTACGATAAAGACAGAGTAAGTAGGGTATTGAATTTTTCTAATTACTTCAAAGCTTCCATCTGCCGATGTACAAACTACTAAAATAAATTCCATCAGGTTTCCATAATTCCAGTAATTTTAAATTCTGGAATTACTGTAGCAATACTATTCAAATAATATCTTTTAGTATCAAATTGTATATCCTCTAATTGCTTAAGAAATTCTGACGGATAGACTTCCTTTTCTAACTCTTTAACCCAATAATCTCTACTTTGAATATTAACTGTTCTACCGACATCACCTTCAAGAATTTCATCCATTATCCAAATCCTAACTGTCTCTTAGCGTGTTCAAGTTCAGGATCTTCAACAACTTCACCTGTAATAGCTGGCTGCTCGGTAACAACTTCAAGAGTTCTATTAGCTGAAGCTAACTTGATGTCTTGAGCGATGGCCATAATCGTTTCAGGATCTTTAACGTGCTTCTGAATGATCTCAACAATCATCCGCAGAAGTACTTCACTCTGTGGCGCTGTATTGTTAGCAAATTCTCCAGTAACTTCTAAGAAGAACTTAACAGCGTTCCAGTCACCTGAATTAACCTTCTTAGTAAATTCAGCAACCGCTGTAGGTCGAATGTTAATCTTGTTCTGATCTGCTAAAGAGTTAACGAAGTTATTAAAAACAGGATCTTGCAACCAAGCGTAATAAGTAGCTGGGAGAATTCCCAGTTGATCTAATTTTTCAGCAATAGAACGTTCATCAGCAAAGTTCATCACTGTCAAAGCTGCTGCTTGCTGCTGTGGCGTTAATTCTTCTTGAGAATGTTGTCGCCAAGGAATTCCACGATCATCTAAAGCTTTGATAACTGGTTTACGGGTTAAATAGTAATTGACTGATGTGATCCTAAGATTGTCTCTAGTTTTTCTTAAATGCTTGTAAACTTGCTCTACAGTAGGAACTGTGTTTGTAAGAAACCATTGAAGTTCGTAGTAACCAATTAGATCTTTTTCTGCGGCTGTAAGTCCTTCCTTAATAGCGTAGTATTGTTTTCTAGTTACCATCTACCTCCTCCTTAACTCTTTCCCTAAATAGAATTCCTACGTTGTGTAAATCATTAATGATATCATCAGCATCGCTTTTAAATTCTAAATAATTCTCTAGTACTTCTCTAACCTTATCTAAAGTTTTATCATCGTAGTAAACTTCATCCTTAGGCAATTACTCCTCCCTTGAAATACCTGCATTTGCCCAGAACATTACTTCTTCCAACTTAGTAATTGCTGTAGACTTCTCTCGCCCATCAGGAACTTCTGTATTAATAATGTTAGCTAGTGTACTGCACTTTTCTCTAATAAGAGCGCAGTTTTCAGCTTGACGATTATTCAAGCCGTGAGCATTAAATCGCTTATCTAAATCTCTTTGATCCATCAGTCAACAACCTTTACGTTCTTAAGTTTGTCATACATATCGATGTAAGTCTCTGCTTTATCTCCGTTATAAGTCACTTCAAATAAAGAACCTCCCTCACTAACATCTGCTACAATAGCCTTCCAATTTTGCAGAGTTTTACAAAACCAAACTAACTTTAAATTTTCTCCACTACTAATGTAATCTGTAAAGTTGTTGTAAACCAATTCAATTGCTCTACGTTCTTTACTTTCCATTAAAACGTCCAATCTTGATTTATCTGGGTCAAAAGCACTGAACCTCCACGTTCAAAGTAAACTAGTGATCTAGCAAAATAAAGGCTTTGTGACCCAGATCACACCTTCAGAGGGGCCTCCCAGACTGCACCTGAAGCCTCAATAGCCAGGTAAGCGCTTTCCTTTGTCCGTACAGCCACTTTCAAGCCTTTCAGGTCCTAGGTACTAGGTTCCAGGGTTTGAAGGCTTAGAGGTGCTCTGAGGCTGTCACCTTGAAATAATTTCCTACATAAGCTAATCAGCCACAGGCAGGAGGGACGACTGCTGTGTTTATTTTATTAGGGAATCTATTATTAAATTATTAGGAATTGAAGTTCAGTTTTTCTGAAGTTTTTGAAATTAGATAAAGGATTCTTTTTTAGGGTTTAGGAGTCCCTGATTTTTAAGAATTTTAGACCTGATTTTTGTGATTTTTTATAAGAGATAGGGTCCACTGCTCACAAGTTCGCCTGGAATTTGGACACAAGATATTGAAACGTTTTTAATTACTCACAGTTATTTGAAGTTTAAAGTAACTCGCTGTAATGTAGTAACAATCCAATGAACTGTTGTTAAGCCTTTGGCCTTTATTAATGTAGGTACATTCTAATGTAGGTCTGCTCCTAAGTTGTAATGTCTTATTGTCTTATTGTCTTA